TGCTTTGCATGAAATCCCGGGTTGGAATACCCCGGGCGAAGGACACCCCTTCGAGGTAGAAACCTTACTCGCGCGACACATATCACCATCATCAACTTGTACCGGGGCAGGAGCACGACTCTCCTGCCCACTTCGGCTCCAGTCATGGGAGCTGGTCTACATGGCCGTCTCAAGGGCGTATTTACGCATGGGGATTCTTCCCCCGTGCGCACATTGCGCGTATGCGACGTTCCATGCTTTCCAGCAGGGTTTAAGTACCCGAACCATGGCTGATCCGTTGTTCAAGTGTCTGTTGAAGTTCGAAGGTGAACCAACTGCAGAGTATGACCTGGCCCTAGCGGCTGGGCGCAAACTTTTGCGGGAGGGCATCGAACCTCACCCAGGACCACGATCAAAAGATCTGTTCAAGATCATTCATGCCAAATTGGCCCCTTACACTTTCTTCGAATCATTGATGGAAGTGCTGTCAGCACACGATCCCGTATTGTACGAATCGTTGGACAGGAGATTGGTTTGGACACTGAATTACACAGCGACTTGCTGGTATCCAGTGCAGCTCAATCTCAGAGAGGCTATGGCTTCAATCATCATCCGACATGGCGTTCCGTCATGGTTGAATGATGTCATGTCCTTGTACTTCCGAATTCACATGGCTGATTGGGAATGTCCATGCAGGATATGTCGATCGTGGTACCGTCATTCGTCCATCCCCACAGACCTTACGACCCAAGGGATCGAACCCAATCCCGGACCAAGTGCCCATTCAAAGCACCCAGGCCAGCATTGGGAGCCCGTGCAACGATTGCAGCCATTGCAAGCGTTGCAGCCAAACCCTGTCAACATGCAGGCGTTCTTTGCCCAACAAATGCAGATTGCATTGGCTGTTGGAGCAGCGAATCGCAGGCGTGGTATGATCAGGTTGGCAGCAATTGCTATGATGACCCTTGCACTCATCATGGCCTTACTCTTCATGGCAGGCGTCGAGCTCAATCCCGGACCGCCCAAACGGGACAAGGGCAAAGAGCCAGCCAGAGGAGCGAAAGACCGTGACTCCGTACGAGCCTCTGAACGTAGAGGAGCTCTTGAGGAGCGCGGGAAGCAGGATGCCGAAGCCGAGATCAAACGTGCTGAGGCTGTGCCCCCCGCGATAGCAACGCCCCCGCAAATCGTTCACATTGTTGTCGGCCCTGCCCCAGCAATAGTGGCACCCGAGCCGGCTGTAGTAGTACAGCAGCCATGCGCTCCCGGCGTTGTTCCAGCCGGACCAGCGGCCCCGCCATTAGCGGGCCCTCGACCTCCACCACCCCCGGCCGGTGGAGCCGTACCTGTACCCCCTCCGGCCGAGGACAAAGAAGCGTTGCACCCTGCGCCTCCTCACACAGCTTTCTTGTCTGCGCTGCCTTTTTCGCAGATTCAGGAAGCCAGTGTATGGACGCGGTGGGTCTCGCTTCCAATGCTACTCCTCATTTTGTCTACGGTATTGGTCGTGAATATCGCGCTGAACATGGAGTGGCACAATCTCATCCTCGAAAAATACGAGTGGTATGAGTGGGCTTTGACAGAGTTTGACGGGCAGTACATGGAGTGGTACTACGCCAAACGAAATCTTTACCTGCTTTCACCTTACATATTTGTTGCGTCTGTTCTTTTCCTGTACACATTGTTCATAATGTTGACACGTCGCCCAGGAATGATGATGACTTTCACGTATGTTGGGCATGCCCCGGACGGTTTGTTCGCGGAGAGATTGCCAGTAGACATCGACCTACGGAGTGATGCGGATAAGGTTGCGGATTTGCGACATAAAGTTGCCATGGTGGAAATTGAGGTGAGGCGAGAGCCCATCCACAATGTTTATCTGCCCTGGCGACTACGCCCCACAGTTGAGAAGTTCTCTTATTGGATGTACCCACTGTCTTATTTTCAATCAGACAAGCAGCGGATGTACGTTGACCTTGAGCACTTCTCACAGATCTGCACCTCATCATCCATCGGGCTTCAAGTGCCTGTGTCCGACTTACCCGCCAGGCTGGCGAGAGCATCGAATTCAATCAAGACCATAAATTTTTGCCGATCTGTTGAGGCGTGGAACTTTGTCAAGAACTGTACTGTAATCTTGGCACTGCATTACCACCTATTGCAGCGGCAACAATTGGATCCATTGTTGATTTTAAATTTGAACTCTCCAGCATCCAGGTGGCCTATGGATACAGATACGGTGAGGTCCAACTCCCTGGGATTCCGCCCATAAAAGACAGCTGCAAGATCTCCCGCCCAAGGCCGTGGGACGACGACAAAAGACCAATTGTCGCCGTCGCCACGGGCGTACCTTGGACGAGAGTGACCCTGCCCCACTGCTGTCCGCAGGATCCCCTGACCATGGTTGCTGGAGTTAAGAAAAGGTTTGCAACCAAACCCCCAAGGGCAAACCGTGCTGAAATGCGACGATTTTCAAGGTTCGTGAAATCGTGGCTTCGAAAGCATCTCAAACCCTTGGATCCCACACACGATACAAGTTTTGAAACTTGGCTAGAAATGTGCCCCTACCCTGCCTTCCGTAAAGACGAACTTCGAAAGAAGCGAGCCGAAATGGGAGGCATCAAGGAGAGAAGACACACCCGAGTCAAGTCTTTCATGAAGGATGAAACATACCCTGAGTATAAGCATGCCCGTGCCATCAACAGTCGAACTGATGAATTCAAGTGCATCTCCGGACCATTATTTAAAGCCATAGAAAAAGAGCTGTTCAAGCTCCCGTGGTTTATTAAGTATGTTCCAGTTTCGGAGAGAGCAGAGTTCATATCAAGACTGAAGGTGGAAGGCTTCAGGTATGGCCAAACGGATTTCTCATCCTTTGAATCACTGTTCACGCGGGAGCTCATGTCCGCTGCAGAGTTTCAACTTTATCGTTACATGTTTTCAAATCACCCTGACAAAGAACTCATGGCTTATGTAATAGCTGTTCTGTCAGGCACCAATCATTGCTCGTTCAAAGATTTTCATGTCACCGTTGAGGCGACTAGAATGTCTGGTGAAATGTGTACTTCATTAGGGAATGGCTTCGCCAATCTCATGATATTGTTGTACATCGCCAAACGTTCTGGTAACTCACCGGAAGAATTTGATGTGATCGTCGAGGGTGATGATTCAATTTTTAGGTGTCTGAAGCCCCTGAACCCACAGCTTTTCGTGGACCTAGGGTTAATTGTCAAGCTGGAGATGTATGATGACCTTCTGCAGGCAAGTTTCTGTGGGTTGCTCTATGACCATGAGACCAACACCATAATAACAGAACCACTAGCTGAACTGGCCTCCATTGGCTGGACTAAAGGTTGTTACGCAAATTCCGGTCCCCGAACATTAACGACACTTCTTCAATCTAAAGGAATAAGTCTCGCATACCAGTACCCCAACTGCCCGATCCTGGCCAGTTTGGCGGCGATGGTGTTGCGTACGACGAACTTCTTGACCGTTGACAGAGTTGCCGGACGTTTCCTAAACTCCAACAATCTAAATTTATGGGAGAGAGAACAATTGACCGAAGCGCTGTCCAGATTCAATGGGATAGTACAGCTCAATGTTCCAATGACCGCACGATTGTTGATGGAGGAGAAGTTCGGTGTCTCGGTCGATGACCAGATACGTACGGAGAAGTACCTTGATTCGATCACCTGTTTGCAGCCACTAGAGATGCCATGGTTGGAAGACCTTGTTCACCCATCCTGGTTGCATTATTCACTGAATTATGTGGATAATAAGATGACCGATCCGTTGTACCCTATAATGCCCTTGCCCCGTGATTTAAAACAGTCCCGCGCAGACCTTTTTGCCACCCCCTAACTCCCCCCTGTACCTCTATCGTGGTAAACCACGAG